CCGGGACTCTTCTACTCAACTACGCAGTTGAGCAGATACGACTCTTCCAGAGTCGATAAGCCCACTTGGCATGATATCATGCCAAGCCCAGTAGGAAGCCAGTCCCAATTGGGGCTGACTGCCTTCCTTTGCGAGTACCTCACAGTGTCATGCCTGACACTGCACAGATACTCGTTATGACCACCCGCCCGACTTACCGGTACGGATGTAATCCCGCCGTGTAGAAAGGCCATAAGGAGACCATCATAATTAAATGACCGCCTCTTCTGACCACGAGGGACGCAAATGACTCCACTATCCCCATTGATCCGCAGCACTGACGAGTGCGCGACCCACCTTTTGTAAAGGATGGATTGCGTGCTCTTACAGCGCCGCCTCTCTTTGAGGAAGTATAACGGGGTCTTGAGTCCGCTATCGTCATTCTCCGCCAGTGGGACAGGATTGTCCGGAACTGTTCGGAGAAGAGCTTGACAGACGTTCCTTACGGGGATACCCGTTCGTGCCGTCCAATCAAGAAGACGATTCAACACGACAAAACGATCCTGCACACTGTCGAGTGATTTGACATACACTCCACGGATGTTATGACCACCAAAGTAGTCATGACCGCAGGACTCGCGAAACGGTCCTTCTTTGAAGGACTTGCCTTTATTAACCTTGAAACCAAGGAGTTCTAAATTATCGACGACAGCATCATAGACCGATGTCGGCACTACGATATCATCGCCGAAAACCCCGAAGTTGCCAAGGCAATTTCGACGCGGAAAACGGATTTTAACACCCGCTGTCCTCATCGTGGCTACCACAACGGCTGCAAATAGCAGCGTCTGCAATGGAAACGTAAAACCGTTTCCCATCGTAGACACCATATGGAGCTCAACCGATTTTCCATAGACTCTGGAAGTCGGAGATCTAAACGTTCTCAACCAGGAGCACAAGCCCCTGGGGAGAATGTCTTCGATCATTTTAATTGATAGCGAGTCAGAAGCCGATTCGAGATCAATCGTTCCAAACGATTGCTCGACGCTTCCTATTCTCGCGAGCTCACGGTTCTTGTCGGGCTGGAAGCCCAGATCGATACCAGTCTTCTCGCGAAGACAGTTCTCGATCCAAGTCCCGAGACCGAGCTGAAAGACCATGTTAATGGTCGGCTCGGTACATATGGTACGCTTAATGGCGTTTGTCTTAGGGACAAAGGACAATGTGTTACCTTCAACCATGACATACTTTCCATGAATGGATTGGCGGAGATCCTCCGCGGATTCCCATCGTGGGCAAGACGTCACATACTGCCTATAGACAGTATATAGGTACTCTTTGGTACAACTCAAAGGAGAGTCAAACAACTTCGTGTAGAAGTCATTCCCTCTTGCCCTTAGAGAAGCTCCTGGGCCGGTACGACCTTTGTCAAGGATCATACCGAAAGATAAAGAGCCCAGGTCAGACGTTAGGTACCAGGTTTCAAGAGTCTCCCGAAGGAGGGTCAAGAAATCCAGTTCCGCGTCAGTCAAAGAACCCCACTTGAAAGTTCGGCACCGATCATTGATCGAGTAGAACTTAGCGAGGGCTTTAGCTTCAGCATCCGGTTGCTCCATATCCACAAATTTCTTGTAGAAGGAGGTTTCCATTGCCTTAGCCGCGGCCTTTTGCCACTCGTGCCACTTTTCAGTGTCACAAGCTCCAAGGTCGGTTTGAAGATTGGTAAAAAGAGCGTCAGGGCTAATACCCATGAGGTTCTCCCAATTACGGTACGTTACTGCACTGGTGCGTAGGGAAAGTCCAACCATGTAGAGGAGGCTACAAAGGGTTTCCCCTCATTAGCTTCTTGCATGGCCAAATATCCCCTAATCTGCTCCTCAACCGATTGCTCGGCAAGGGCATCCCGAGGCGGCTCACCTTGCGAAGGTGGGGCCGTCAAGAGCAGACCTTCAAACTCCGCCCCCATAGATTCTAGGAGCGCAATTCCCATCACCACATCGCCAATCAACGCCGTTTCCGGCGGCTGAAAGGCAATCGTGTACGTGCTAAAGGCACGGTCACCTTCGATGATGACCTCCTCCACACACGAAACGAGATTCCAGTCTTGGTCGCGAGACAAAGACTGGTCGATGTGGCTCCATATCTCAGGAGAAACCTGAGATGAATTGATGGTAAATTGAACATCGACATTGCTCTTAAAAAGCATGTTGTAGCTCCTTAACAACCCATGGGGAAAGAACGGAGTACAGCTAGATGATGGCGTTGATGACCATGTCACCAAAGCCAGCACTTTGCTGCCAAAGGCTCCCAAACATGAGAGACGTACCGGCCCGCACATCGACAGGATTGGCCAAATCGGCCCCAGCAGGGACGCTCTGTACATACGTACACAGCATCGTCTGCGGGTTCTGTCCGACCAAAGGAATCACGCCCTTGCGGACGCGAGCCTTATAGTCGTTGCGCGGGACATTCCCGATAACACCCGTCACCGGATTCGCCACGGGCGCCAAACGAATAGTCGTCGGGCGCTCGAACGTAATGGTGAAGGGATCCGAGCCACTGTGGAGGCGAGGCGTATTGCCAGCGCCACCCACGGCGGTAACGGCCCATTGCTTGCCGTTGGTACCAGGCGCGGTATCGAGTGCCACCGTATAGGTGGGCGAGGTAAAACCAGTCTGGGGTCCACCCGTGACCGGCGTAGTGAGGGCAATTGACATGTGAATAACTCACAATTAGGAGGTTAAAGAAGAGTCTAGAAAGCCCGCATATGTGCAAGAGCACCTATGTTTGCCCATTTCGTTGACCACCCCGGAATCTCGGTCACCACAACTGGTAAACCGAGAGGTAAGGAGTCGCGCTCGAAAAAGACGGAGCTTGTCTTGACCCATGTAGGGGTTCCGTGCCAACCGTATATCTTGGAAGCCGTAGGCGTTGTTGGAATCACAGGCGGCCGCATTTGACCAAGGATCTCATATTCTTTGAGAGCCCGAATCGTGCGGTTATGCCAAGCTATCCTAGACGCCGGAAACGACCAAGCGGCGATCACATCTCCAATATTGGAAAAGTAATCGACGAGAAAAGAATACGGAATCAGATTCCATACTGTAGGCACAAACTGCTCAGGGGAGAACCCGAACAGTTCGCGATTCATTAGCACGGGATCATCAACCGCAATCTTAACCTGACCGACGTACCGGCATACATAGCCGCGCCTAGCCTTCACGCTGAAGTCATAAATGACGAACGTAGGGCTAAAAGAACGCGTCTTTTGTATTGCTGCCAAGTCCGCAGGACTAACGTCTTGGAACTCTTCGACGTAAGCTCGAACCGGGGCCACTTCGAGTGGATCCAGCGCAAGCTGAGCCAGGGCTTCGGCCGCGCCCTTAACATCGTTAAGGAGGGGCTTAATCCCAAAAGAGTATTCCAACCAGGTGTCTGCAACGACCTTGTTAGCGTCTTTGACGCGTACAGGATCGATCCTCCGTCCGGTCTTATAAAACCTACGCGTACGCCTTTTGGCGTCCGAGTAGTAAGCATCTACAAGCTTACGTACGGATTTTGCAGGCTTCTTCAACAGTGAGAGGGTCTCGCGAATCTCTCCTACGAATGTGCCACCGTCGAAACGGTTAATCGCATTCCAGGCGTTCGCATAGAACCTCGATAGCGCGGAGTTAACAACTCTGAACCTCATCTGAGCATCAGTGAATTGGCTCATGCCACCGATCTGGAAGTGTCCGGAGATATCTCCATTCACTTGATCGCGTAGCTCGAAAATACCAGGGGCATCGTTGTCCTTCCAATGGATGGATGCATGCGCCTTGGTATAGCCCTTCACAGACACCTTAAACCCCGCACGCGGGGTCGTGGCGCCCTCATGCCGCTTAATCTTTTCCCTCCACTTAGGATTGTCAGAGCTACCGATCGTGTCAGTCCAGGTTACAACACCTAGACTGGGCGTATCAGTAGTTAACTCTCCATCAGTGTAACGGGTAGTTCTGGTATAGAACGACCTATTGTTAGGGAACTGATAGCTGTATGCCATGAGAATAACTCCGATGAGATTCCCGTGTTTTAAACGGGGAAGTGGGTATTTCAAAGCCTAAACTACAGAGCCAGGGGTACGATGGGTACGTGTTTAGAGACCTAAGTCTCGTACCACGTAATGTTCCCGGGTACCCCCCACACTGTAGCATGGCCTCATAAGCGAGTGCCGTCGTGAAGTTTTGCGAAGTCGAGGACAGACCTCGCGCACTCTTCACGATAAATATCTGTGGTGTTCTAAGTCACAGAATAACGGCATCGCCTACAAGGTGGCCCCGAAAGG